AGATCTCGTTGAGCGGGGTCTTCGAACCGTCGGCGTTTTGCTTCGCTGTTGCTCTTCCTGGCTTGGTCCGTGTGAGGGACACCTTTCTTGTGGTGGCCAGTATGGCAGATTCGATGAGCAGCAGCCAGGTTCTCGGGCGCGCCGTTGGTGTGGTCGTCATCGACGTGGTGGACGAGGACCTCTTCCATGGAGACCTCCTCCGCACAAAAACGGCACGGGTAGGGACCCGTGCCGTTGTGTGCGAAGAAGATCTCGCGGTACTTCATGGGCGTCGGCTCAGAACGGCGTCTTCGCGGCCGAGCCGTCCGGCGCGGGCGGGGGCGGAGGCGCCTGGGCGCCCTCGCTGGTGGCCGCGGGCTCGGCGGCCTGCTGCGTCGGTGCGGGAGGTGTGGCGGGAGCCGGCGGAGCTGCGGCGACCGGAGGAGCCGGAGGCTCGGCCGGAGCCGGGGGTGCGGGCGGCTGCGGAGCAGCGGGCTGCTCTGCGGTCGCGGCAGGCGCGGTCGGCAGCGACGGGTCCGAAGCCCCGACGGCGACGAGCTCGAGCGTGCCGATCCCGGCGAACTGGTTGCGGTCCTCGCCCTTCCAGGGCCGGCTGTTGACCTCGGCCTTGATCACGCGGCCGACGAGCACCGGCGCGACCTCCTTGAGGCCCTGGACCGTGGCGAAGAAGTCCTTGTCCAGGCCGAAGCCCTTCATCGTCCGGAAGAAGATGTTGGCGGACTTCGGGGTCAGGCTGATCGTGCCGAGCATCGCCGTCTGGCCGGCGTGCGGCCCGCCGACGACCTTGTAGATGGGCATGAGGCCCTCTCCGTCTTTGATGTCTTTGACGGAGCATTTGGTGACCTCGAGCGTGTACTCACCGTCGGGAAGGACGGCCACCTCTTCGTTCTTGTACTGGTCCAGCATCTCCTGCAGGTTGACTGTGGTCATGCGCTCTCTTTCGTATCCGGCGACGCCACGAGAGCGTCGAACATTTGCGTCAGGTCCGGCGACACGATCACCGGCCCGCCCAGTCGGTCCGTCCCGTCCTTCGCCACGATCGTCTGCGTCGGCTGGACGAGCATGTTGCGCTGGACGTTGTTGGAGGCGTCGTGCGTGATGTAGAGGTAGCCACACGCGTCGACCATGTACGGCAGGCCGCCGCGGAGACCGCCTTGCAGCCGGGGGCGCCTCTTCCCCTCGGCCTCCATCTCGCCGGCGATGAACACGACGCACTCCAGGGAGTTGGTCGGGACCATCACGAGGTCGCGGTAGTTCCGCACGAGCGATTCGATGTTGCGCAGCACCGCGCCCCAGTCCTGCTGCTCGAGCTGCTGGGCGCCCACGATCTTGTCGATGTAGCGCTTCTGCACCTCGGTCAGGCTGTCGACGACGACGCTGCGGAAGGGGTGCTGACCGGACTGCAGCCACTGGTAGACCTGGGTCAGCACGTCGAAGTTGTGCACGGACACGATGCAGGTGTCCCAGTTGCCGTCGGCCTCCGGCGGCTTGTCTCGCATCGCGTCCCACCGGACGGTGTTTCCCGGCAGGTAGTGGGCCCGGCCCTCGGCGTCGAGGATCAGGCGGGGTGCGGGGGACGTGCCCCCGAGACGGCTCTTGCCGACGCCGGCATCGCCGTAGAGAAGGATCGTAAGCATTAGGTCGAGTCTACCGAGGATCGGGGAGACAGCCTGCCCGCTCGAGCAGGCCGGTCCAGATGTATTCCGCAGCGAGCCGGTCGGTCATGGCCGAGTGGACCCAGACGAACAGGTCCGTCTCCGCGTCGCAGAAGGCGATCTGACGAGCCGTGTAGATCTCGGTCTCGAAGGTGGCCGGCTCGGGGAGCTCGTCCTCGTGGAAGTAGTAGTACGGGAGCGGTTTCGTGTAGACGATCCGCAGCGTCCGTGAGTGTGCAATCTCCCTCGTGACGAGAGGGACCTTGTCGCCGTGCCGGTGCCCGCCCACAAGGAGCGGGTACCAGCGGCGGGGCCTATTCAACGACATCACCCATGGCGTAGTAGCCGGCCATGACGGCGATGATCAGAGCAGCGAGGATCGCCGGTACGACGGGCCCGACCGCAGACCAGCCGGTCAGGCCCCCAGCGACGAACAGGCCCCAGGTTTCGGCGGTGCGGTTCATCAGACGACGCCGTCGATGACTTTCCTGAGGTTGGACTTCTTGTCCTTGAGCACCTCGTTCGCCGCCGTGGCGGCCTCGGCGCACCGGCGCGCGACGTCTTCGGCTTCGGCCTGGTACTCGACGGCCTGGTCGACTGCGGCCTGCGCAGCGATGAACTCCTCGAAGATGCGCTGGCAGTAGTCCTCGCGCGCGGTCGTGCCGGGCGCCTCGGCCGGAAGCTCCTCGTCGGCGTAGTAGCCAGCGTCCGGGAGCGGAGGCGGCTCGACGAGGTTCACGTGAAGCTCAACCGGCGTCGGAGGCGTCGGCAGAGTCTGCTGCTTGAAGATTCCCATCGATGTATCGCTCCAGTGGGTCGTGGGTCACGTACAGGTCGTTGATCGCGGCGTCCACGTCGGAGCCGTCGTCGTGGAGAGAACATACCCGGAAAAACTCGCACTTCCACGTGCAGTTCGTGGTGGGGTTGGGGTAGCAGACCTCGTGGTGATCGCCCCCGGCGTCGAGGGCCGCTTCGGCCGCCTGGATCTCCTTGGCCACGGCGACGACGTGCGTCCAGTGTTTGCGCAGCTCCTCGATGTTGTGGCGCACCGGCTCGCGCCAGTAGAAGGGGCCTTTGGCGCGGGCCGTCCGCTTGCTCTTCTTCAGGAAGTTGAACATCGTGCCCTGCGCCGCTTCAGCGTCGCGCCCTTCGGTGTGGAGCGCCAGGAATTCGACGAGGTGCTGGGTGAGCGCCTGCGTGTTGATCTGCAGGAGCTTCGGCTCGACGCCGGTCGGTCCGGTCTTGTGGTCCCACGACCACTTGAAGCCGGTCTGGTCCTCCTCGACGCGGACGTCAAGTTTGGCGAGCAGCGTCACGCCCTCGATCAGGGGCACCTCGCGCGCCTCCTCGGAGGAGACCACGGTGAAGCCGCTGTCGCGGCCCTCCTCCTCGAGCCAGTCGATGTAGCCTTCGACCATGCCCTGGCAGAGGTCCCCCTCCTTGCGGATGGAGTCCGAGACGAGCGGGAATTCGATCAGGTCGGCCATCACCGACGCGCGGATGTACTCCACGGGATCGATGCGGCGGGCCGGGTCGTAGTACGCCTGCAGCGCGTTGTGCACACGGTCGCCGACGGACGTCGGGCGGCCGAATTCGGTGCGCGCCCGGGGCGTCAGGCCGCGGTAGTGCCCGAGCCACCAGCGGCGCTTGCACTCGCGCCACACGGACATCTCGGAGTTGGTGAGGCGGAGAGGTTCGCGCACCTCTCCACCGTACCGGTTAGGCGGACCCGCGACGTGCTAGAAGGCGCGGCCGAAGGTCAGGCGTGCGGCGAGCAGGTCGTACGCGCGCATCGAGTCGTCGTCGCAGGCGTCGGACTGGATGATCTGGTCCTGGTCCTTGAGGTCGGCGGCCTGTGCGTCGGTCAGACCCAGGCTGGGGTCCGTGCTGGCGAGGACGGCGGCGATCTGGCTCACGGTGGTCTCCTTGTTCGTTGTGCTCATGGGCACATCGTATCACGTTTTGTGGAAAACGTGAACGGGGAGACGTGAATCAGCGGATGGAGCTCGTGTCGCCTTCGGCGAGGAGCTCGGCGTGGGCCTCGTTGGCCCGTTCGTCACGCTCGCGAGCGCGGCGTTCCAGGCGCTCGCCGTGGACGGCCTGGCGGTGGCGCCAGTGGCCCTCGAGGTCGAAGTGGATCCAGAGGACGAGGGAGAGCATGGACCCCGCGAACGAGGTGGCGAGCCCGATGGCTGCGACGATCACGGGGTCCATGCTTGGCTACTTCCTTTTGCGGGCGACGAGCCCGGCGGCTTTGCGACCCTCGGCCGTGAGGGCGTAGAGGTTGGCGGGGCGGCCGCGGCTGCCCTTCTTCGTGCCGACGGACTCGATGACCCCGTCGCGGGTGAGCTTGGCGACGACGGCCGGCGGTGCGCCGATCTCGGTCGCGGTGCCCTTCTTGATCTCCCGGATCTTGAGGACGGTCGCCTCGTGCTCCGGCTTGATGGTGATGCTCATGCTGTCTCCTGTGTCGTTGGGAAGTCGGCACCGGCCTCTGCCAGCACCTCTTGCAGCGCCGAGTACCCAGCAGAGTCAACCGCCGAGTCTCGGTGATAGCCGTCCTTCTGACGGGCCTGCTTGAGCAGGACCATCATTGCGCAGACGTCGTTCGACGTGACCTCGACTTCGAGGTACGCTGACCACATCCCGGCAATGCGCGCAAAGCTCTTGGTGGGCGGACCGTAGTGCTGCAGCCTCTCTCCTCGGATGATGTCGTACGCCTCGGAGAGGATGTCGTCCGGGTGGCTTCCGACCCCACGCACGGGGAGCGTGCTCCCGTCGGAGGGGTGCACCACGACGGGACCGTCAGAGTCGTTTCGGCTTTGGGAGGACAACCTTGATGTCTCCGTTCTCGTTGAGGTTGGCGTCGTCGATCGGAGCGACGTTGAGGGTGTAGTACCGGCCGGCGTACTCCGTCAGGCGGGACGCCGCGGCCATCGTCGAGACGTTCCGCCGGCGCAGGTTGTCCGCGGCAGCGTGCAGCACGCCGAGCACGACGATGTGCGCCATGTAGGCCTCTCGCGTGTCCGGGGCGTCGCCGAGGTAACGCTCGACGGCGGCGTCCAGCTTCAGGCGCGAACCTGCGCCGCTGAGCGCGATCTTGGTCACGACGTAGGCGAGGCCGTCCGGCGTGACGATCGGGCTCTTGGGCTTGTCGAGCTCTTTGCGGCGTTTCGCGCTGACGTACGTCATGCGCCGATCCTAGCCCGGAGAACCCCGTACGCGGTCGCCCACATGGCCTCCGCGACGTCCGGGTCCGCGCCCAGTTTCCAGGGCAGCGCTTCCTCGCCGTCGTACATGCCGGCGCAGAACCAGTTCACGCCCTTCGACGGAAGCAGGTGCCACGCCTCGGCGGAGAGAGCCCAGTTGTCAGCGGCCTTGATCTGCGCATGCTCGGTCGGGATGTGTTCGCCGAGCCGCAGGTCCAGGGCCCTCTCGATCGCGCCCCACACCTCGGTCTCGAGCAGCTGGTATTCCGGCAGCAGGTTCTTGAGCGGGCGCGAGACGTCTCCGATGAACGCCTCTGCGTCGTCGTGGTGAAGCGCGGCCCACTGAGCCCACACGTCGTGGCCCTCTTCGGCGATCTTCCAGGCGACCAGGCAGGCGTGCTCGGCGACGGAGTAGAAGCACCGAGTGTGGCCGGCGAAGCGGCACGTGTAGGCGAGGCCGTGCGCGACATCCTCGAGGCGGATGCGGTCGGACTGCGGATCGGCCAGGTTCAGGAACTGTCCCGAGTGGAGCTCGATGTGGTCCGTCAGGTCCTGCTGGAGGGCGGCCATCTCAAGGAAGTGTACCGAGAAACAGGCTACTTCTTCTTGAGGAGCCAGCGCTTCACGGTCTCCTCGTCGCGGCACAGTTCCTGGAGTTTGTCTTCGCGGTCGAACCCGACGTCGAGGATGTGGTCCTCGATGGTGTCCTTCGCCATGATGTCGATCCGCTGGACCTCGCGCATCTGGCCCTTGCGCCAGGTACGGTCCTCGGCCTGCAGGTTCTTGATCAGGCTGAAGCTGCGCTGCAGGAAGACGGAGTACCGCGCCTTGGTGAGCGTCAGGCCCTCGCCCCCGGCACCAAGCGTCACCAGGACGGCGCGAAGGTCGCCCGCCTGGAAGTCGTCGATCGATTTCTGCCGATGTGCTGCGTTCATCCCGCCGACGATCATGCCGTGCGTGATGTTCTGTTTTTGCAGGCGCAGGCTGGCGAGCTCGATGAGCTGCCGCGACTCGGCGAAGACGACCAGCGGCTCTTCAGGCCCGAGCTCTTCCATCACGTCGTCCAGGGCGTCGAGCTTGGCGGACGGCTCGGAGAGGCGCATGTTGCCCTCCTCGTCGATCTCACCGTAGGCCGCGGCCAGCTGGATCAGGCGTGTCAGCTGTGACAGCGGGTTGGTCGCCATGAGGACTCCGGTGTCGAGCTGCGCCAGGAGGTCCTTGGCCATCTGGTCGTAGGCCTTCCGCTGCTTCGCCGGCAGCTCCACGCGCCTGATCTGCGGCGGGAGCTTCGGGCGCAGGGCCGGCACGACGATCTGGGTGGGCCTACGGATGAAGCGCGGATCGAGGAACCGGAAGAGCTCCTCACGGGTCTCGCCCTTGATCCCGACGACGTCCATGAAGCCGAAGTTGCTCCAGCTCTGAAGGCCGTAGCGGTCGATGAACTTCGTCTTGCTCGGCCACTCGGTCGGTTCGATCATGCGCATGATCGACCACATGTCCTCTGGCGTCCGACTCAGGGGCGTTCCCGTGGCGCCGAAGCGGTACTTCGCCTTCCAGGAGACGGCCCAGGCGGCTCTGGTCTGCTGGCTCTTCGGGTTCTTGGCGCGGTGCGCCTCATCCGCGATGAAGCTGTGGTACTCGAGCGCGTTGAGCTCCTTGGGCTCCTTTTCTTTGTCCGTCAGCTTGATGGTGCCGTAGCCGGCGCAGCGGCTGTGGAAGCGGAGCTGCTCCCAGTTCAACACGAAGACGTCCACGCCCTCCTCGGCGAGCTGCTTACGGCGCTTGGCGGCGCCGCCCTCGACGACCATCACGCTGCGGCCGGGCGCCCAGCGCTCGAGCTCCTGGCGCCAGGTTTCCTTCATCGAGTTCGGCGAGACGATGACGGCCGGGTACGGGTCCTTGCCGAGGAAGTCCAGGAGCTGCAGCGTCATGATGAGCTGGATCGTCTTGCCCGAGCCCATGCCGTCGCCCAGCAGGGCGCGTTCGGCCGTGGCCAGGTAGAGGATGCCCGCCCGCTGGCGGGGTTCGAGGTCCCAGTCCTCCTCGACCGTCTCGCCGTTGACGACGTCCCCGACCTTCGGGAGCGGCGGCAGGACCTCAGCCGGGATCTCGGCGTCCTCGGCCTCGCGCAGCTCCATGCACGGGCCGATGCGGGTCTCGAGCTCGTGTTCGGCCCAGGCCGTCAGGTCCGGGCCGATTTCGAGGTCGTCGCCGAAGATGCCGCGCATCGAGATGCAGGCGGCCCAGGAGAGCGGGACCCACCATTTTTTGTGGTCTCGGTGCCAGCGCGACCCCGGGATCTGGCGGACCAGTTCGGCTTCGTGCAGCTCGGTCCAGAGCCAGATGACGTCTTCGGAGCGCTCGGCGTACACTCAGGTGAGTCTACCGACTAGGGACAGGGCACAGTAGGGTCCAAGACCATGCGCAAGAGATCACAGCGCCGCCCACGCCGTGCAGGATCGCTCCGGCTCGCCCGCCAGACGTTGGCGCAACGGATCGCGGACGGGGAAAAAGTGAAGTC